CGTTAGCTAATCCAATCACGAAGGGACCGACTACCTCTCCACCCTAGACGCGCTGACCGGCCACCGTTACCAACGGCTCCGCCTCGGCAAGTGGGTGGCGGCTGAGGGCCTGGTCTATCCGGGGTTCCGACCAGAGCAAGTGTGCGAGGTCGATTGCCGAGGATGGGCGGCGGCGCTCGCGGTCGACTTCGGGTTGCGTGACCCATCCGTTATCCTGACCATTCGATACGGGTCGGGTCGCTACCATGTCGAGCGGGAGTATTACCGGGAAGGCGCGAGCGCATCCGACCTCGTGACTGCAGCCAAAGCGGAGTACGACCGCAGCGGCGCCGACGTGCTCATCTACGACCCTGCCGGCGCGCAGATTGCCGCTGACTTCGTGAGCGCGGATATAACGATGCAGAAGGCTGACAACGCGATTGTCTCCGGGATCAAGCGGGTTTCGTCGGTGCTGCCGATGCTTACCGTTGACCCCTCGTGCCCACATACTATTGGCGAGTTCGATGCGTACGCCTACCCGAAGAACGCGACCGCACGGGACTTGCCCGCGCCGGGCAACGATCACGCGATGGACGCGCTGCGGTATGCCGTGATGGCGCTGGTCGACGGCGGCGACTTTGCGAGCTGGTGAGGGTGCGATGACGATCCCCGAGAATCCCGTCAAATGGGCGACTGACCGTTTCAAGGACACTGAGCGCGCCCTCAACTACGACACGTACGAGCGGTACTATGAGGGCGATCAATCGCTCCGCTTCGCATCCGCCAAGCTCGCGGCATCCCTGCGCGGTATCTTCGACGCGCTGACCTACAACCGCTGTGCCCCGGTCGTGGACGCCATTGCCGATCGCATCCACCTGACCGGATTCGTCGATCCCGGCGGCGCGTCGGTCACGGCAGCGAACGATCTCTGGGCCGAGAACCGGATGGACAAACGAGAAGGCGAGATCAACGCCGAAGCCCTGACCGAGGGCGACGGCTACGCGATCGTCTGGCCCAACGTCGTCACCGGCCGGCCGACCATCTGGCCGGAAGAGGCCAAGAACGTCCGCGTCCTGTGGGACGACGAACAACCCGGCATGATCGTGCTGGCGGTCAAGTACTGGATCGACAGCAACGGCTATGGGAGACTGAATCTCTACCTGCCCGATCGCTTAGAGAAATACATCACGGCACAGAAACAGAACGGGGCGCCGAATGCCAACGGGTTCGAACGGTATCAACCGGACACCGATCTGACCTGGCCGCTGCGCTACGCCTGGTTCCGGGAGGGGGCGCAGAACGTCCCCGTCTTTCACTTCGGGAACAATGCCCGCACCGGACGCTACGGCCGCTCCGAACTCCGCGACGTCATCCCGCTGCAAGACGGGCTCAACTCGACCCTGGCGAAACTGATGGCGGCGAGCGAGGACGCCGGGTCGCCGCGGATCGCGATCACCGGCTGGACGCCGCGCAAGAACGAAGTGACGGGCCAGATCGAAGACCCGTTCAAAGTCGTGCGCAAACCGTGGGAGACCGTCGACGATAAGATCGGGGCGTTTCCGAACGCCGAGACAACGGTGAGTCAGTTGCCGACGATCGACCTGACGCAGTTGATCGCCCTCTCGGCGGCGTTTGACCTGATGGTCGCTCGGGTCTCTCGCATCCCCGTTCACTATCTCGGGCTGACGAGCGACTTCCCGAGCGGTGAGGCGCTCAAGACCGCGGAGGCACCGTTCGTTCGCAAGGTGGAGGATCGTCAAGTCGCCTTCGGCAACGTCTGGGAAGACGCGATGAACCTCGCGCTGCGGCAAACCGGGATGAACCTGACGTTTCAGTTGGACGCCCGGTACGAACCGGCGGAGCCGCGCTCCGACAAGGAGCAAGCGGACCTCGCGGTGCAGTACGGGCTCGCGGGGATGCCGCTGGCGGCGATCCTGCGTCTGGCGCTCGGGCTCGACGAGGATGAGATCGCGAAGGTGATGGCCGAGGCGGGGGCGTTGGTGCCGATGGTGGCCGACCAGATCGCGTCGGGCGAGCTCACGGGCGAGGATGACCGGGAGGAAGGGGCGGCGTAGTGGACCAAGCCCGCGCCCTCCGTGAACTGCAAGCGGCCTTGCACCTGAAGATCGACGCCATTTACGGCCCGCTCTCTCCACGCGTGGAGACCATCATCGCCCGGCACACCGTCAACGGCGTCCTCACCCCGACATCGGCCGAACTGGCGCTCTTGGAAATCCGCCAACTCTTCGGCCTGGTCGACGAACGCGCCGCGCTGCTCATCGCCCGTGGGGCCGAAGCGGCGGCGCTGATTGCCGAGGCGACTGCCCCGAACCCGGTCACGGCATTAGCACGGGCTGACTCAGGCGACGTCCTCGGGATGCGACGGGCGCTGACCGATGGCCGGACGCGAGCAATGGGGCAGGTGGCCCGCGTCCTCCGCGACGCAGCGGCAACAGGACGGCCCGCCGAAGAGGTCGCGACGCACTTAGGCCAGTATTCAAACCCGTGGTATTCGACGCGGCGCGATCCGCAGGGCGTCATCCGTCGTGCCGCCCGAGCACAGCGCACATCGGGCCCGGCGGTGCCCGGTCGCGTCGCCGTGCCAAGTCGTCACCTGATGCTGTCCGAGACGATCAATGTGCACGGTCAAACCAGCGTGGCGAAGGCGCGGCGGACGCCGGGGGCGCTGGTACTGTGGGACCTCGCACCGTGGCACAAGGACGCCGATGACTGCGACGCCAACGCGAACCGAGACACCGGACACGGCCCTGGGCTCTACGATCCCCGTGACGTGCCGATGCGGCCGCATATAGGGTGCGTGTGCCTTCACATCTATTTGCCGCCGCTGGAGGGCGTCTAGCGCGTCGAGCGATATCCCCTTACTGTTGCGCCTAGTAGAACTCTGTATCACCTGCTGAAACATATGTGATACGATAGCGACCCAACGACGGGGCCGCTGTTTGGTGTGTGCCCCGGACAATCGAGCCCAGGAGGCACGATGTCGGACCAGACCCCGGTCGATGAGTCCCAGGCGGACGATGCGGCCAATGATCAGTCCCAGGCGGACACCGCGCAGACCATCTCCCTCGACGAAGCCCGGAAGCTCAGAAGCGAGGCGTCAAGCCTCCGCAAACGGCTCCGGGAGGCTGAGTCCAAGGTCCAGGCGGCTGAGGACGAAAAGAAACCCGAACTCGAACGGCTCTTAGCCGAGCGTGACCGCTTCAAGAGCGACCACGACCGGCTGCTGACCGAATTGCAATCGGAGCGGGCCGAACGGCTCGTCACGACCGCGGCCAGCAAAGCCAACGCCGTCCGCCCCGACGCCATCTATCGATTGGTGCGGGAAGGGTTGGAGTTCGAGGATGGGAAGCCCACGAACGTCGAGGGCGCCATTGCCGCCGCGAAAGCGGACTACCCGGAACTGTTCCGGGTGACGGGTGGCAGCGGCGACGGCGGCAAAGGCGGCGAGGTCGGCAGCGATCCGAACGCGGCGATCAACGCCGCCATTCGTCGCGCCGCCGGTCACGCCAGCGCCTAAGACGCGGGGTGATGCCCCGCTGACCGAAAGCAGGGTAAAGCCACGGCGTACAATAACCTCATCAGCAGGACCGACCTGCAAGCCCTGATCCGGGAGCAAGTTTCGGACATCATGATGGGCGGGCTCGTTGCCGAATCCGCCGTCTTGTCCGCATTCACCCGGATCAACGTCCCCACCAATCAAACCCGCTTCCCGATCATCAGCGCGCTGCCGACCGCCTACTTCGTCAACGGCGACACCGGTCTCAAACAAACGACCGAAGTCAACTGGACGAACGCCTACATCAACATCGAGGAGTTGGCCGCGATCGTGCCGATTCCCGATGCGGTGATTGCGGACGCCGGGTTCGATGTCTTCGGCTCGGTGCGTCCGCTCTTGCAGCAGGCGATCGGTCGCGCCCTCGACAACGCCGTTCTCTTCAACGTCAGCAAGCCCGCGGCGTGGCCGACGGCGGTCGTCGCGGCAGCCGTCGCGGCGTCCAATGTTGTCGCACGCGGCACCAATACCGCGGCGGACGGCGGCATCGCGGAAGACATCAACGATCTTCTCGCGACGCTGGAGGCGGACGGCTACATGGCCAGCGCCTTCATCGGGAATCCGCTCTTCAAGCGATTCCTGCGCGGTGCCCGCGGGACAGACGGTCAACTGCTGCTCGATGTCAACGGCGGCACGTCGTCGATCTGGGGCGTCAACGCTGTCTACTCGATGCCGGGGTTGTGGCCGACCGGCGCCTCTGCCGCCGAGTTGATCGCCTTGCAGCGCGAGAACTTCATCGTCGGCATCCGCCAGGACTTCACGTTCACGATCCACAACGAAGGCGTGATTACCGATGATGCGGGTCTGATCCTCTTCAATCTCATGCAGCAGGATATGACCGCGCTCCGTGTCGTCTTCCGTGTCGGGTTCGCCGTCTCCAACGCCATCAACTACCAGCAGGGCACCGAGGGGTCGCGGTATCCCGCTGCCGTCCTCAGAAGCCCGGCCTAAGCAGCGCATCGTCATGAACAGGAGTAACTAAGAGATGACCGATACCTCACCGCGCTCCCGATGCGCCGAAGGCGTGCCGGCCGTTGCCGCTGCCGCCGACGATACCTCGATGGTCTGCCGCGCCTCGTACGCTGGCACCGTTGCGTCTGTCACCTACGCCCCGGACGCCACCCTCACCGGGGCCAACACCGAGTCCCGGACGTGCAGCTTGCTCAACAAAGGGCAGGGCGGCGCCGGCACGACCGTGATCGCGACCAAGGCGTTTGTCAGCACCGTCAACGCCGCTGTGGGCGATGAGACCGCGATCACGCTCTCTGCCACCGCAGCGGACCTTGTGGTCGCTGAGGGCGACATCCTGGCGTGGGTGTCCGCGCACGTCGGCTCGACCGGTCTTGCCGATCCCGGCGGACTGGTGACGATCACCTTCCAGCGCACCTACGCCTAAGACCTGATGGACCGGATGACGGGCAGTCCCCACGCGTTACGCCGTGTTCGTGCCGCGTGGGCGCCCCTGATGCGAACGGAGCAAAACCCAATGGTTGCACCAAAGCCGACCACGACCGCCGCGCCGAAGGCGGCGACGGCCAGCGCCGATGCCGGACAGGCCGAGATGCAGGCGCAGGCGGACAAAGAGCAAGAGCAAGGATTCGTCGGCACCGAGGTCGATCCGACGCCGAATGAGAACTACACCCTCGCTGGGGTGACCAGCGGCGCCCCGACCCCGGAGACCGACGACGCGACCAAGGCCGCGGCCGATGCCAACGCGGCGAAGGTGCAGGCGAAGTTCGACGCAGGGAACAAGAACGCGGGGTAGCCGGTGTCCGATTACGCCGACATCGACACGGTCAAGGGCATGCTGCAACCGACCGAAGATCACGAGTGGTCGGAGGCGGAAGGCGCCCGCTTCGACGACCTCAACGCCGTCGTGTCTCGGCAGATGGAGGACAAGGCGGGGCTGGCCGCGTCCGAAACCTACGGCACGGCCGGAGAGGACGTCAGCCGGACGTTCATGCCCGCCACCTGGACCGACACCCTCTCGCTCGGCATCCCGCTTTCAGCTGTGACGACCGTCACCGAAGACGGCGTCGAGTTGGAGCGGGGCGTCGATTACGAACTCGTCTACCAGCAGGGGCCGTTCTGGGGCGGGCTCTACCGGATGGGCGACCCGTTCGGCTGGGCTGCCGTCAACCGCGATCCGGTGCCCGGTCTCGGCTGGTGGGGAACGATCGTCGTCACCGGCATCTGGGCCGACCAGGCGGGCGAGCCGATCGACCCCATCATCGTCGAAGCGGCCAATGTCCTTGTCGCTGGTTACTGGCGCAAGGATCAGACGGCGGACGGCGACGTCGGCGGCAGTAGCAGCGAGGGCGAGACGTTCGTCCAGGGCGACCCGTGGAAGGACCCCCGCGTCAAAGCCTTCCTCGACCGCTACGCGAGTTGGCAGGGCTAGCCGTGGACATCGACATCGACATCCCCCAACTGCCGAGTCTCGTCAAGCGCTACGGCGCGGGCGTGGCGCAGATCGTCCAGGACGAACATAAGCGGGCGGGCGACCGCGCCGGGGCCATCGTCGTGCGGCGGATGGTGGCGAAGGTTCGGAGCAAGCGGGTCGCCGCATCGCTGAGGTTTGCGACGGAGGGGGCGGGCTTCGCCTTCGAGACCAAGGTCCACACGGCGATGCCGCTCGGACGCTGGCTTGAGGAAGGCACCGGCATTTACGGGCCGAAGGGGGCGCCGATCACGCCGAAGCGGGCCAAGGTGCTGCGCTTCGAGGTCGGTGGGCAAACCGTCTTCGCCCGGAGTGTGAAGGGGATGCCGGGAGACCGCTGGTTCATGGGGTCGTGGGAAGCGTCCAAGCCCGAGGTCCGGCGGGAGTTCGCTCAAGTGCCGAAGCGGATCGTCAACCGCATCACGAAGGGCGGGTGATGGGTGGACCCCTGGACGCCGCCGACGCTGCCCGAGATTTACGCCGCCATTGCGACCCAGGCGGGCACCGTCAGCGGGATCAAGGCAGCGTACTACCCGGCACCGTCGAAGCTGCCGATTGTCCCCGCCGTGATCGTCTTCGGCGCCAGCGGCACCATCGTCCACGGCGCGAACCAGATGTGGACGCTGCGGGTCAAGACGCATCTGGCAATGGCGATGCGGGGCGCGGTCGAATCAGAAGTGCAGGCCGTCGACGGCCTGCTCATGCCGTTCGTGGACGCCTTTGCCGCCGACGACTACGCCGAGGCGGAAGGCTTCACCCTCGGCGGCCGCGTGGCGCGGTGCGTCGTCAGCGATTGGGAAGAACTTGGCCTCCTCGGCTACGGCCTGAACGCCCGCTATTGGGGGCTGCCCGTGTTCCTTGACGTGAAGCTCCACAGAAGCGCAGTCGGAGGTTGAGATGGCAGAACCGGAGACCAAGGACGAACCGATCGTCCTCCACTACACGGGCGACGGCACGTCGTATATCCCCGGTGTGCCGCAACGCGACTTGACCGCCGAGGACGTGGCCGCGATCCCGCCTGACGCACTGCAGGAAGCGAAGGCGTCCGGGCTCTACGAGCGGACTGAGCGCGGCGATAAGAAGCCGTCAAAAGCGGCGAAAGGCGGTGAGTCGTAATGGTTGCGGTCAATCTCCTTCCCAACGAACGATCCAAGGTCCGCGCGCTCGCCGGCACCGAAGCCAGCCGCGGCGCTGGCGGCACGCCGACGTTTCAACTCATGGGCGACTTCCGCGTCACCGAGACCGAGCCGCTGATTGAGCGCGAGGAGTACACCGGCACGCTCGATCCGTGGGTGACGCCGGAACTCGGGCCGTACGACGTCAACGGCACCTACACCGAACTCCTCAGCTATGAATCCCTGGCGACCCATCTGCGCTACGGCATGAACGGTGACGGCGCGGTCCCGGTGACGGACGGCAACGCCACGCCGGGCTACACGAACACCTACGACCCTTGCGCCGCACTCACGGACATCGACAGCATGGTAGTCGAGCACGGCCCGCCAGGACTGCCGGAGCTGGCCAAGGGCGTCATGCATAAGCAATGGACCATTGCCGCCGACACCGACGACGCCGAAGGCGCCTGGAAGTGGGATAGCACGACCTTCCTCACGACCAACGCGCCGAAGGCGGGCACCGTCACGGGCGTCCAGACCGCGACCGGCGGCAGTACCACGACCGTCATCAAGGCGGCGGCCGGCTGGACGGTCGACGGATTGATCGGCGCCTACGTGTTCATCCGTTCCGGTCCCGCCATCGGGGACGCGCGCAAGGTGATCGACAACGACGCGACGACGCTGACGGTCGATCCGCCGTTCACCGCGGCCGTCGCCAACACCAACACCTTCGAGATCAGCGCGCAGTTCACGGCCGGTATCTCGGTGCCTGCCTACGAGAAGATCAAGGCGGCGGGGACCAAGGTCTTTATCGACAACGCTGGTGGCACGATCGGCACGACGCAACTGCTCGACAAGGCGATTAGTTGGTCGGTGACGCACGCGCTGGACATGAACCCCAAGCGGTTCCTCGAGTACGAGCGCGGCTACTCCGCGAAGATCGGGGAGGGATGGCGGCGTGTGACCGGCCAGGTGCGGATCGAGTTCGACGACCTGTACGAGTACAACAAATACAAAGACAAGTCGTCACGGCTCATCCGCTTCCAGCGTGAGGGCTCGACCATCGACTCCGGCGCCAGCACCAAGAAGCTCGCGAGGATTGACGTGTACGCCGGCTACTGGAACGAAGTCACCCGCGACCAGGACCGGAACAGTAACCTGACGCGCGTCTTCCAGTTCAAGGGCTATCTCGACGCCTCAGCGGCCAAGGTGATGCGCGTGGTGGTCAAGCACAAGCTGGTGGCGCTGCCGTAAGGAGCACCCATGACGCGACGCAAACAACCCCGTCCGGTCGCACCGCAGCGGCCACCCGGCTACCGCCCGAAGAAACGGACGCGTGAACTGGTCTGCGATTGGGATGACCTGGCGCCGGAAGAGGGTTCACCGCCTCTGACCGTGACCGTGCAAACCAACCTCAGCTTCGAGCAGATCGATGCCATCCCGAGTGCGCTGCGACCGAACGCGGACGGCGACGGCGTCATCATCTTTGCCACCGATCGGCACCGCGAAGCCATTGCGCCCTACGTCCTCGAATGGAACGCGGAAGCCGTCAACGAAAAGACCGGCGAGGCGGTGTCGCTCCCGCCCCCGGCTGAGGCTGGCCCGGACATCTTCCGCGCCCTCGATTGGCAGGTGGCGGCGTGGCTGGCGATCCGCCTCAAGACGATCCAGCATCTTCCCGCCGCGGAGCTTGTCGAAAAAAAAGAACCTACCGAGTCTACGCCCGATACCGTGAGCGCGTGAGACTCGGGTTGCAGGCGGCGGACTTTGACCCGCGCCAGATGCCGGACGGCTACGACCTCGTGCAGCGGTTTGATCTTCGCCCACTCCCGCCCGATCAGATGGTCAGACAGGACGCGGCACGGTGGACGGAGGCCGAGCATCTGCAGCAGGCGATCCGGCAGGGAGCGGAAGACGCGCGGATGGAAAAGGCGGTGCTTGACCAGCCAGACGAGGCGTACGGTCAGGTGGGTTAGCCGATGACGCCGAGGAAGTAGAGCGCAACTCCGATGACGGTACCGATGATGGCCTGCGAGATGGTGAACATGAGGGCGAGGAAAAAGACATTCTCGAATGTCAGATGGATTCCGGTGACGACGACCTCGCCGGCATCGCGTTGCGGTGCTCGCGGGGCGCCGTGGATGCGTTCGGCCTTGCGGTCCCAGAGGTCTTGTGGTGAGGACGTCGCGGGGATACGATCTGCCTGCATTGCGAGCTCCAATCTCGTCGTGCCATGCCGGGAGCGCCTGAACCGCGCTGCCCGGCGTTTTGCTGTCGGCGCGTCCCGACCGGCGGGAGTATCGCATGGCTGATGAATCCTTAGAAATAGTCATTAGGTCCAAAGGTGGCGAGCAAGTCGTTGCCCAATTCAAGGCTGTCTCGACCGGCGCGCAACAGATGGGGGTCACGACCGAGGCCGCAGCAAAGAAGGCGAGTACGTCACTTCAGGGGATGGGCAAGGATTCCGACGACCTCAACCGGCGAATGGCCGCAATGGGAGCGGCCATCACAACCGGCGCCGCGATCCTCGGCCAATGGAGCCGCAGCGCCCAGGATGCGGCGGCGATCCAACGCCAACTCGAAGCGTCAATTGCGGCGACCGGCGAATCGTTCGAGACCTACTCGGCGCAGATCGAGGAAGTCGGGGCACGGGCGGTTCAACTCGGACAAGACGATGAGGCGGCAAGTCAGGCGATCTCGGCGCTGACGCAGATTACGGGCTCGGCATCGGTCGCGATTGAGCAAATGGGGTTGGTCTTCGACCTCGCCGCGGCCAAGGGGATGAGCCTGGAATCTGCCGCCGAACTGGTGGGGAAGGTTCACGAAGGCAACACCAGCATCTTGCAGCGATACGGCATCGTGGTCCGCGAAGGGGCGACCGCCGAAGAGGCATTGGCGGCGATTCAACAACAAGTCGCCGGCCAGGCCGAGGCGCACGCAACGACCTACGCTCGCTTACGGGAAGAGTTGTCCAACGTCACCGACGCCATCGGCGGCGCGGTCGGTGGATTCGCGCCGATGCTGGCGCTGCTTCCCGGTGTGTCGAGCGGGTTCACCCTTGCCGGTTCCGCGATTGGGGCGATCGCGCCGAATCTGACGAAGGCCACCGCGGCGACAACGGCGCTCAATCTCGCGCTGGGGCCGGTGGGGTTGGTCCTGGCGGCGGGGGCGGCGGCGGGCGCCCTCGTCTATCTGGCAACGCAACTCAACGATGTCCAGAAACTCGAAGAGGCAAGCGCGAGCGCGAGTACGGCGTTCGCCAACGAACTCGCTACTTTGGGCGCGACGGGGTCGGCGGCGGCAAAAGACTTCGAGGCTGTGAGTGAGGCATTCGGTCAAATCCTGCTCGATCAAGCGGCGTTGGCTGCGGCGATTGAGGGGCAGGGCGGCGGCACCGCCGGCATTATGGACGCCCTCGATAGCGGGCAGATCAACGATATCCGCGACGCGATCCTCGCCCTGTTCAATAACCCATTTATTGATTCCTCGAAGGTCGAGGCGGAACTCACCCGACTCTTTGCCGCATTCCAATCGGGCGAGATTGACTCCGGCGAACTGACCAAGTCCATCGAGCACATGAATAGCGCGTGGTCGCAGTACGCGAAGGAAGCGGACAAGGCGGCGGCAGCGACGGCAAACTTTTCGGAGGTATTCGGCCGGCTCGTTTCGGTGGGTGAGGATTGGGAAAACCTCGAGGTCATGACCCTGCTGCAGTGGGCGAAGAATAGCGACACGGCGGCGGACAGTCTCGGTAACCTGGCGAAGCGGGCATCCGAGGGCGCGGACGCCATCGAGGACACCGTCGCCGCCAAATACGAGGACATCTACGCGACGCAAATCCTTACCGCTGCCAACGACGACAACGCCGGTTCGCTCAACAACCTATTCCGCGCCAGTGTCGAAAACGGCAAGGCGATGACGGAGCACGCCGAGGCGGCGAAGGAATCTGCCGACGCTTCGATGCGGTGGCGAGTCGAGGCAACCGAAGGCGCCTCCACGCTCGGCACGCTGGCGGCGCAAGCATCCGCTGGCGCTGGCGCGATGGGCGGGCTCACCGGCACCTTGAACGAAGCGACGACCGCGATGCAGCGGATGGCAATCGGGCAGGGCACCGCCAACGATGCCCTCGCCGCCTTCAAAGGGATTCAAGACGGGATCATCAGTCAACAGGACGTCTTCAATAGCCAGTTCTCCGAATACGGTTCGCAGATATCGGACATCGAACGGGCGCAAGACATTCTCAATCAACGCCGCGAGGACGGGCAGAAACTTCAAGATGACGAACTCTCATTCCTTGACGAAGCTCCTGGCGCCCTTGATCGTCTCAACGCCGGGCAGGAAGACGCCGCGATCTCGGCGGGCAAACTCGCCGCGCAGTACGGCGAGAACATGAGTCAGGGTGACCGGCTCAATCAGTCACTTTCCGGCGTCAGTGATTCGGTGTCCGGGTTGACCGGCGTGATTAGTGCGCTGACGCTCGCCTTGATCGAACTCGACAGCACCGACGCCAACGCGCACGTCTCCGTGGGCTTGAGCGGGTTGTCCGAGTCCGACATCGACGGCATTGGGGCGGCGTTGCGCGCTCTGGACGGCACGACCGCGACGACGACGATCGTCAACCAGCACGTCGGCGTTGGTCCCGACGCGGGCATTGCCCTCCACGGCGGCGTCATGGGCTACGCCAATGGCGGCATAACGCGCATTGTCGCGGGTGAGGCCGGATACGAGTTGATGCGCTTCGCCAACGGCGGCAGTGCCATCGCGGCGACCTACGGCACCTACAGCGTGCCGGTCGGGACGATGGTCACGCCCCACCCGGAGAGCGCACAGCAGATGCGCGGTGGCGGGCTCTCCGTCGTGATCAACATGAACGGGGACGTCCACGGCGTCGATGGCGTCGAAGAGGTCGTGACGACGCTTGACCGGGCGCTGCGGGCTCGGTGGGCCGCGTTGGGGATGAACTGATGGTCACGCGCACCCGGGACCCCATCGTCGTCCGCCAGACCGGCTTCGTGGTCGGCGCCACTGATGTGCGCTTCGGCATCCTGGTTGCGCCTGGCGAGGCGTCAATGCCGGATTGGGCAGGCTCGCCACAAATCCCGGTGCTGGTCGGCGCTGGCGTCATCGTGACGCAAGTGCTGATGCCCTCGGGGCCACGTCAGGCAACCTACCGCCTGCTCCTTGAGTCCATCGAAGAGGCGCAAGACCTTGAGGGGCTGGTCGGGCAGACCGGCGTCCTGACGCTCTTTCATGGCATGCACACGGCGGTCGTGACGAACGCTCAGGAGGAATGGATACTCGGGAAACTCTACGACCACATTGACGACGTGACGCTCATGCTCATCGCCAACCGCATCGTCTTTCCGATCTCCGGGAGGGTCGAGCTCGATGCGACCTTCCAGGCGGACTAGGCGATGGCGACGCTGGTGCAGTCCTGGAGTAAGCGGGCCACGATTGGCGGCGACATCACGTCGTTTCTTGAGGCCCACATCGCCTACGGCGTTCGCCGCGTCGGCACCTGCTCGCTCATGCTCCCGCTGCCGGTCCCGGACAACGTTGTCGTCGGCGCCGATGTCACGGTCGAGGTCGCGAAGGACGGCGTCTGGTTTGGCGATCCGCTCTTCACCGGCACCGTGCGCCAGATTGACGAGCACCTGACCGCGGCGGGCGCGGTGGCCATCGTCTCCTGCGAGGGTCCGCTCTATCGGACAACCTACTCAGTCGGGTTCCTGATCTTTGCGGGGGATGCGCGTGGCCTGCCGCAGAACGTCATCACCACGCCAAAGCATCTCGGGACCGCCACGATCGCCTGGTATGAGGTTGACGCTCCGACCGGGACGACCTACGACGCGGTCGTAACGCCGACGACGGACAGCGCGTTTATCTGGCTTGCCGGCATCGTTCACGGCAGCAACTCCTACGATGAGTCGGTTGACGATCGCAAGATCACGAAATGGTCGCGGGTCGAGGTTTACCAGGACGGCGCCAAGATCGGGTACGCCAACCTGCCCGAGTCCAACGAGCAATGGGCCGACGAACTCGACTACACGGATCACGGTGAGTGGGACGACCTCGAGCGGTTCATTGCCGCCCCGATCGTCGAGACGGACGGGGACGTGACATTCCGCTTTATCTCCGGCACCAAGCCCGGCACGTCGTCGCGTGACGAGTACGAGATCGACGATGTGACCTGGCAGACCGCGGGGAAGCAGTCGATCCGGCAAATGGTCCGCGGGCTCTACAAACGCTGTGGACTGACTGCCTACGCGGTGCATGAGGTTCGGGACATCGACGGCAATTTCGTTCGCCTCGGCGGCAATGGGCTCGTGAGCAACGGTCAGGTCACGATCGGTCGGCGCGAAATGCCGTACTCGTTCATCACCCGCATCCTCGACCTGTTCGGGTTCGCGCAGTTCGATTGCCCGGACGGCGTTGTCCGCGTCAAGCCCTTTCGCGGCGTCCCGCCCGTGTCGGTCGCCACCTTCACCGAAGGCGCCACCATCCTTGGTGTCCCGCGCAATGCGATCGAACCGCGCGACGTCTGGAACCGGGTGCTCGTTGAAGGCGCGGCGGGAAATGATGAGGACGGGCGGCGGTTTTCCTACTCCTACCGAACGGCGGACGAAGACATCCTGCCCGATCCAACGATTCCCGATCCGCCCGGCGTCGGGCTGCTCGCCATGTCGAGCGGGCTGCTGGTCTCGGACGAACTATGCGAACAGGTCGGCGGGATTCAGGAGGCCAACGCGGGCGGTCGCTCAATCTCCTGGGACGCCTGGCCGCGTGACGGACTGAGCCCCGCGGCGGGCGTGACCGTCACCGCGCCCACGGTCGGTTTCGACGGCGACGTATGGCTCGAGTCGATCCGCTACGACATCGACTCAGGCGGCTACCGGATGAGTTGTACCGGCTGGAGCGGGACGGGCACCGCGTTCGATGAGACGCCCGACCCTGACCCTGACGAGGACGATGCCGAACCGATCGAGCCGCGACCGGATGATGAGTGGACCCCATATTCTCCGATCGCAGGAGTTGCGTGATGCCACTCAAGCCGACCACGCTCGACAAGATTGACCGCCTCGCGGCATCCATGCTGCCGGGCCATGCAATTCGGCGGGCGGCACGAACCGACCTCGCGATTACCGACGACGGGTATGCGCGAGCCGATCGGTTGCGCGGCTCGGTCATTGCGGCGCAAGTCGAGCCCGTGCCGGCCGCCCAGGTCGAGACGTCAGACGGCACGCCCGCGAGCGTCGCCGCCGACCTCGGGACACAGTTGCTTGACATGGCCGAACTGATGGTTGAGCAGTCGGTCAGCGTCGTCGATTCGGCCTCCATCAATTTGACGCAGACGTTCAACGGCACCAATCAGGAGATTACGGCCGCGGCCATCTTTGGCTCAAGTGCCGGGACGGTTGCCGAAGGCAATCACACGCACGCGAGCGGCGGCATTAGCGACTTTACTGAGGCGGCACAGGACGCGGTCGGCGGCATGATTGCCGACACGTCGTCGATCAACCTCACCTACACCGACGCGACGCCCGAACTCAAGGCGGAGGCGATCTTCGGCACATCTGCGGGGACGGTTGCAGAGGGGAATCACACACATACCAGTGCGGGCATTACCGACTTCACCGAAGCGGCACAGGATGCGGTCGGGGGAGCCCTGCTCGACACGTCGTCGATTGACCTCACCTACAACGATGGAAGCAATCAGATCAGCGCTGCCGCGATCTTCGGCACAAGCGCGGGGACGGTCGCTGAGGGGAGCCACCTGCACGACGCGCGGTATCTGGCGGTGCGCCGGCCGAACGCCCGCACCGGACGGACCTACGGCTCCCGGTCAAGTTACGGTGGGACGCGGACGACGCCGGCCGCGCTCATCGTCAACACCCTGCAAGGTGGCCCGATCTCCTTCCCCACCGACACGCCAATCGACCAACTGGGGCTCACCATCACCGTTGCCGCAGCCGCGGGGAAACTGCTGCGGCTCATGCTCTATGACGAGGCGGCGGACGGGGCGCCAGGCGTCAAGCTGGAAGATTCGGGCAGCCTCGCCGCCGATCCGGGCGCGGTGCCGGCGACCGTGACGTACACGGTGTCGCGAACGCTCACGGCCGGCCGCATCTACCACCTCTACGTCGTCAGCGACGGCACGCCAACGGTCGAGACATCGGCGGGCGGCGTCGCCGTCTACGGCTACGACTCGGCGGGCGACGTTGCGAACTCCCGGAACTCTGCGAACAAAGCCCACACCTACGCGGCCGGCCCCGATCCGTTTGGAACGCCAACAACATTCGGCACCGCCGTCCCGCACGTCACCGTACGGGTGGCCTAGGAAGGACCACGCATGGCCGGCATCCTGCCTGAACCCCTCGTGATCGAACAGGGCGCGACCTTCCGCAAAACGGTGATCTGGCAGGACGCGGACGGCGTTCCCGTTGACATCACCGGCTATACGGCCGTGATGCACGTCAAAGCCGATAAGGACGATGTGAGCCCGCTGGTGGAACTCACGACCGAGAACGGCCGCATTACCCTCAACGAAGAGGACGGCGAACTCCTGCTCGGCATTGGGCCACTGACGACGGCGGCGCTCGATGATTGGGGGCGTGGCTATTTTGACCTGAAACTGACCGCTCCCGATACCGTCGTGACGCGACTGTTAGAAGGCGTCGCCGTCCTGAGCCGAGAGGTCACAATCACATGAGCGAGCGCGTCGTCGTGCAACAGGACACCATCCAGGTCGTTAGCGTCGGGGTGCAGGGTCCGCCGGGACCGCCCTCGCTCTCTCCCGACGGGATCATCACCGTCGAAGGCGACCTCATCCGCGGCGGGTCGGGCGGCACCCCCGAGCGTCTGCCCATCGGCGCCACCGACGATCTGCCGACGATCGTTGACGGTCAGGTCATCTGGCAGTCGCGGGAGCGGGTCAACCTGCGCAGTCACCTGACACTGGACGGCAGCAACCAGGCGACTGCCTTCCAGGCGCTCGCGGACTCCCTCTCCGCCGGGACGCAGATGGTCCTTGACTACGGCGCCAACCTCGGGATCGGGGCACAGGTGACGTGGAGCGGCAAACGGCTCGATCTGGTTGGCGTTGGGGAAGCCCTGCTGACGGAGACGAGCGCCTTGACCGTGCCGATCATCAAGGCGACGGATGCCGCGAAGAGCACCATCGGCGGCTTCCGCGTCGTCGGGGCCGAAACCAACTTCATCGGCACCGTCAACCCGCAGCGCTTCGCTCTCGAATTGGAGTCGAGCGACGAAGTGCGGGTGATCGACCTGCGCATCGGCGGCAAGAGCCGGGGTGTCATCTTCGACCGCTGCAACCGGATGCGGGTGAGCGGCCTCGCCGTGACCGGCCTCATTCATGCCACGCAACTCAACGGCAGCATTGACGCCGCGGTGACGACGATCACGGTGGACTCAACCACGGGCTTTGAGACGGCCGGGAGTTTCCGCATCGAAGACGAGATCATCACCTACACCGGCAAGACGGGAACGACCTTCACGGGCTGCACGCGCGGCGGGAGCGCCGCTGCCCACGCCGACAATACCGTCGTTGTCGAGTATTTCGCCAACGTCAACTATCACACGACCTGCGTCGTTGACGGGTGTAGCGACTCCATCTTCGACGGGCTGATCGGCTACAACATCGGCTCGGTCTACGTTCACGGCACGGTCAACGGCGTCCCGACCGGCAACGTCGTCTTGGGCCTCCGGGGCCACAACATCTACGACAACGGCGTCTACCTCGATGGCGGATTCGGCACCGATATCATCGCCCCGTTCATTCGCAATGACACGGGCCATCGCAACGGCTCATCCGCCGTCAAGCTTCGCCATTCGCGCAATCGCGTGATCGGTGGCGGCTGCACGGGAACGACGATCGGGGTGTCGGTCACGGGTATTGCCGACGCCAACGACGCCTACGGCGCGAGCGGGTACGGCTCGATTGTCGATGGCTTCGTCGCCTACGCCTGCCGGGGAAGTGGGTTTTTTGCGGACCTGACGACGGCCACCGAGACCGACAGCCCGTTCCGCGATGTGATCTTCCACGGCTGCCAGGCGATTGCGTGTTGTGCGCGCGGTGCGGCGAGCGACCATTCGTTCCGTTTGGTCGGCACCATCGGCGGCAAACTCGACGCCTGCAAGGTGGTGGACCATGCGGGATCGACCTCTTCTTATGCCATCGCGATCTCGGGGCAGGCATCGCCGGCGCGTCTCAATAAGCGCAACGTTCTCTCCGACTGCGAAGTGGTCTGGCCGGACTCCGGGGCGCCGGCGACGATTAGCGTCCTCGTCAGTTACGCCGACGACACCCAGATCAACAATCTGACGCTGGTCAACACAGCGGCGGTGGGAGTCCATATCGTCAACGCCAATCGGACGAAGGTGCGTGGGACGAACGGGATCAACCTCGCCACCAGTTCGGTCACGGTCAACCCGTCCGCCGCATCCGCCGTCGATACCGTGGTCGAGATGTTCGAGGGGATGACCTGGGTTGATTCCGGTGTCACCACGCGCGTGATCTGGATGGGCAAGCGGGTCCATGTCGTGACGGCTGCCTACACCCTGACGAGCACCAACTACGACGGCATCGAGACGATCGAAGCGGGCGGCGCGGGCGCGGCCTTCACGATCACGCTGCCGCTGATTGCGCGGAGCCGGGGGCGCCGACTGATCGTCAAGCGGACCCACGCGACGAACAACATCACGGTCGATGGGTCCGGCGCGGAGACGATCGACGGGGCGGCGAACAAGCGGCTCGACACGCAGTACGCTTGTGTGGAGTTGATCGGAGGGGCGACGGAGTGGCATCTGATCAGTAAGGACGGGACGATTACCTAGGAGGCCAACCCATGACGATTGCGGACGCCTTCATTGTGGCCGGTCTCGCGCAGAGCGCGGGTGAGGTCAGGCGCTTGGCCGCGCAGGGCGCGCTATCGGTCGATTATCGACCCGTTGTCGATGCCGATACACCGATCGCCCGGGCACCCGAAGGGTCGAGTCCGCTGCTGCTGCTGCGCGTCGGGAAGCACCGATGGGCCTGGTGGTCAGCGCCGCCAACC